ACGGCTCAAAATGGTCGTCGGCACAACCGTCGCCGTTTGCAACAACGGCATGGCAACAGGGGAAGTCGTGTTGTTGAAGAAACACACGAAAGGATTTGACCTATTCGACGCCGTGGAAACCGCGTTCGACGCGTACCACAATCACGCGGTTGAGATTCCAACCATCGTTGCCGGGTTGCGTGAACGCGAATTGGCACCCGACGAAAGTGAGCACTTGCTCATGGAAGCGGGCCGTGCAAACTTGATGCCGTGGTCCCGTATCGGTCAAGTTGACGCGGAGTTTCGCAACCCGACGTTTCCCGAACACGGCACCGGGACAAGTTGGTCGTTGCTCAACGCGTTCACGCACATTGCGAAGAAAAACCCCGCGTTGAATCAAATGGAACAAATGCTCAAGTTCCGAAACCTGTTGCCCATGACAACCGCGGCATAACAACACCAACCCGCACGGGGTCAACGGTTGACCCCGTGCAGCACCTTTTTCTCAACAGGGGAAACAAAATGACGAGAGTTATGGTAACCAACATCCCGAATTGTGAGACCAAAGAATACGACACGTACGGCGACGGCAAACTGACACACCGCGTGCTGCGTCACACTTGGCCGTTTGTCGAAATGTCACCACAACAAACCGCCGTTGGCGGTCGTGTGTTCAACGGCAAACATCGCAACGCCGTGCTGGCGATTGTTCGCAACGAGGACGTCTATGAAATGTGGATGCTTCAAAATCGCGATTGCATCGCCCGGCTGTTCGACTATTACAAACTCCACCAACCGTGGACCATCAACCCGGTGCTTAACGTCAAGTTGTACACGTTCACCGAAGAGTTCGCTTTGGGTGACGACGAGCGCGCTAGTCAGTAGTCGAAACCACGCGAAAAACGCACGACGTCGACCCCGTGTTGACGTCGTGTTTTCGTTCGAATATATTTGTTGGTTTCGATTCGTAAACTACAAGCACGCGTAGGGATGCAAAATGACGACCACACGAGAAGGACCTATTACGACGACATACAACGAGATGGCGGATGTCGTCAAATTCGAAGCGTTCCGTTTCTTTCGTTTGTATGGTGGCGAGTTTGACGAATGGTTTGCCCAAGCAAACGAAGTCTTCGTGGACGCGTTTTGGTCATACGACCGGGAGGAGGGATCGTTTGGCAATTGGTTGCGCCGCAACCTACGTTGGAAACTAATGGACGTCGTTCAGTTTATTGCTTATCGACACAAAAGGTTTCCATACGTTGAATTGCTCGACGAGATGGCAACCATCGACAACGAACCTTTACGCCATCTCGATAGTTTAACTGAGGACGCTCAATTGGTTGTGCAATTGGTTCTCGACTTGCCACGCACGTTGGCAATTGAAATTGACGACCGTGGCGGGAAACCGCGAAATTGGCGTAGCGTTTTGCGTCAATACTTGCTCGGCATGGGTTGGGAACGCGATTACATCGACGAGATCTTTGCCGAAATCAAACACGCATTATGAAAGGGGAAACGAATGTTAATAAAATGGCTGCCCAACTACCACGGCCTACTTCTGAAATCGGAAATGAAAGGCCATTTCCGAATTCGCGATTTTTGCGGACCGGGACTTTACCTAGAACCAGAACGGACCGTCGTCGTCCTGCCTCCACCCTACGAATTCGAGCAAGACCCGTGGTCGAAAAAATGGCCACGGGGAACACTATTCAACGTACTGGTTTTCAATTGCCCCATTGAAGGAACGGCATACGGCTACACCGTACCAACCAAATACGATAATCGTTAAACCAAAATCGAATGTGCCGCACGAAAACCCCGGACCGAACCGTTTACGCGGTTCGGTCCTTTTTGCGTTTACAGAGGAGCACAGCAATGGCAACAAAGCCATACAAGTACCAACGGCAGGGTGTCAAAGCAATCAAACGATTCGGCGGACGTGCGTTGCTTGCTGACGAAATGGGTCTCGGCAAAACGTTGCAGATTTTGCGCTGGTGGAAGTGGTTGCGAAAACGCATGCCGAAATGGAACCGACGTCCGTTAGTCGTCGTCTGTCCAGCATCGCTCAAATACGAATGGCAAGCACAAGCACACTTGCATATCAACGCACCCGCGGAGGTGCTCGAGGGCATGACACCCAACACCGACAACGCAATGTCCGAGCACTCGCAAATCGTCATTGTCAATTATGAAATCCTAAAGGCGTGGATGACCTTTTTGAAATCGATACATCCAATTGCCATCGCCATTGACGAATGCCACTATCTCGGCAACCCGAAAACGCAACGGACGAAAAACACACGACGACTTTGCCAAGGTGTGCCGCACGTGATTGCCGCAAGCGGCACACCGTTGACCAACCGACCGGCTGAGCTTTGGCCAACGCTCAACATTATCCGTCCCGACGTGTGGAGTTCCTTCCATCCGTATGCGGTCAAACACTGTCAGCCTGAGCTGGGTCCATGGGGTTGGACGTTTCGCGGTGCTACCAAAACAAAACAGCTTAACAAGAAATTGCGTCGGACGTGCATGATACGCAGACGCAAAGTTGACGTGCTAAAGGACCTCCCCGACAAAATCCGGTCAGTCGTCACACTGCCGATTGAACGCGTTGACGAGTACCAACACGCGGAACGGGATTTCATCGGTTGGTTGATGAAACAAAACGCGGCAAGGGCACACCGTGCAAAACGAGCACAGCGAATGGTGCGGATGGGTTATCTCAAACGACTGGTTGGCGAATTGAAACTCCAAGCGGTCGTCGACTGGACCAAAGAATTTTTGACGTCGGAAAACAAACTGGTGCTCTTCGCGTTGCACACACCCATCATTGAACGGTTGTCGTCAGAGTTTGTCGGTCGGTCGGTCACAATCAGCGGGAAAACGAAAAACAAAAAACGTCCCAAACTAGTCAAGCAGTTTCAAACCGATCCGCGGTGCCAACTCTTCATTGGCCAAACGAAGGCAGCAGGGGTTGGTCTCACGTTAACCGCGGCAAGTCATGTCGCCATTGCCGAGTTTGGTTGGACACCCGGTGAGCATACGCAAGCCGAAGACCGCACGCACCGAATTGGACAGCACAATTCGGTCAATTCGTATTGGTTGATTGGAAGGGGAACCATCGAATCGAAACTTTGCCGACTATTGCAAGACAAACAACGTGTTCTGACAAATGTTCTCGATACTGGTATAAACGTCGACAACCTAGACGTCTTCGACCTTTTGGAAAAGGAGTTGCTTAATGGGTGAGATCAAGCACCGTCGACTTACGGCAATTTATATTCGACCGGTCCCGGTCGATATAAAAGACAAGTTCAAAGCGTATTGTGCAAGGCGTGGAAAATTCATGCGTGATGCTTTCATCGATTTCATGCGGGAATGTATCGAAGCGGACGCGAAAACAAACGTGCCACACAAAAACCGAAAGCCACGAAAATGAATTTCCGTGACCTGTTGCAAGAACACAATGTGCCGTTTCTCGAGGAGGGGCACGAGCACTGCCGACCCGACTGGATACAACTTGATTGTCCGTTCTGTAGTCCAGGATGGAAACACTGGCGTATGGGTTACCGAATCTCGGGACACTACGTCAACTGCTGGACGTGCGGTCGTCATCAACTCGCCGAAACGTTTGCACTACTTGCGGACATACCGATTGGCAAAGCACGTCAATTGCTTAGGTCGATTTCGTCTGAACGCGTTGAACGCGTTGACGTCCGCGGTAAACTGCAATTGCCCAAAAACGTCGGGGCGCTCAAAAAGCCGCACAAAAAATATCTCAGCGGCAGGGGATTCAACCCGAAGCAACTTAGAAAGTTGTGGGGCATTGGCGGGATCGGTGTGTCGAGCGAACTAGCGTGGCGTATCTTCGTTCCCATCACGTTGGACGGTCAAACCGTTTCGTGGACTACGCGTTCAATAACCGAGCACGGACGGTGGCGATCAGCAAAAGCCGAGCAGGAAGCAGTCGACCACAAAACGCTTTTGTATGGCGAGGAGTATTGTCGAAACTCAATTCTCGTAGTCGAAGGACCGTCCGACGTTTGGCGCGTGGGACCGGGTGCGGTCGCAACGTTCGGGACCGGGTTTACGCGTGCCCAAGTCAACCGGATGGTCCAATACTACAACCGGACGATATGCTTTGACAATTCGCCGGACGCACAAAAGAAAGCAATTGAGCTTTTGGAAATGTTAGCACTGTTTCCCGGTTCAAATCACAATGTAATAATTGAATCGCCCGATCCAGGTTGTGCCACGAGCAAAGAGATACGTGACCTACGCAAACACTTTTTGGACGACGTCTCGATAAGTCAATAACAACGACGACCGACAAACAAAACACGCGCTGGGACCCAGCTCTTTTTGGTCGTCGTTGTCTTGGGAGCTGGGTCCCCTTTTTTGGAAATCGCCGCCGAAACGAATTTTTCCCTATTGTACCCCCCATAACCCCTAAAGGGTTATAAGGGGTACAAGCGGTCCGGGGGGTAACAATGGGTTTTCTAAATCTACAACCCGACGATCCCACTACAAAATCCGACACCACTCCATCCGAGTTTGACACCAAGCAAGCACGTAAACTTGCTTATGCCATTAAGTCAAAAAGAAAGCTCATGCGTCGTTTCCATATCAAGTCTTGGGCGGACGAGTTTCGCAAACTTAGGCAACTGGACGGGGTATCAAAGCAACGAATCAAATCAGCATTGAAATGGTACGTTGCAAACATCGGTGGCGAGTACACGCCCCAAGCGTTTTCCGCACACGCGTTCCGGGCCAAGTTTGCACAAATCGAAGCGGGTTCAAAACGTCAATGGAAAGGTAAGCAGGAAGTCAGCATCGAACCACTAGCACAAGAAATTTTGGAAACGTTGTCACAACTACGATGGCCAAAAAGTTCCAAGGACCAGTTGCCGGAAGTTGTGCAAACCAGCCTAAACAACTTTCGTGAATTTGCTAAGGGTCTCGCAATTCTTTTGGACGATCCGTTGGCGAACCACTTGCTCGGACACTTGGGAACACCCCGTTCATTTTTGGAACGATGGTTTCGCAAGGTCCACGCTGACGTTGCCAACTGGACCGACTGGAACGGGAACTTGCAACCCTACGTTTTTTCTCGTCAATCAAAACGACTTTACGGATTGGGAATGCAACTCGTTTCCCAATACACCAACCGACCGAACGCATGGAAAGAATTGATGGAGCGCGTGTATGGAGATCACAAAACATGACGCGTCCGACGAACGGCGCGTGCTTATCGGGATGATTGTTGACCGGTCAGTCTTAGCACGAATATCAGCAGTTTGGACTGGAGAAAATTTCAATTCGCGTTGGTCCAACATCATTGGCAAATGGTGCGTTGGATTTTTCAACAAGTACGACAAGGCACCCGCAAAGGCAATCGAGAACCTGTTCCACGCGTGGGCAGACAAAGGCAACAACGACAAGTCAACCGTCCAACTCGTCGAACGGTTTCTACAAAGTCTCGACGGCGAATACAAACAGCTCGGCAAGGAAAGCAATGCTGATTTCGTCATCGACCTTGCTTCCCGTCATTTCAACCGCGTCCGATTGCTT